AGATCTCGATTCCTTTTCAAGGAAGCTTCAAAAAATTTAGGGCCTGAATTAGGACGACTCCAATTAATCACTTTACTTCCTTTATCTACCATCTCATGAACGAACAGAGCATAATTAGCACTAAACCCTATCGTCAATCCAAACTTTGTCCCTTCCCGAAAGGTTGTAGTAAACCAAGAGGCTCGTAAATTCCCTGTATCTATTGGAATCAATGGAGGTGTCTTTTCCATATCTGCTCGTATTACAATAGCAGCCCTGATCAATCCCTTCATAGAACGTCCTTCAATGGCTTTGATTTCCTTATTAAGATTGGATAAAATTATATCCATTCCCTTTACGCCTGTGTTTGGTTTTATTGATTTTAGAGTACCCATTACAAATATACCTTTCTTAAAAAATCATCCGTTCTTCTCAATGCTGGAATCTTCTCAAATCTTTTTATCTCATAAGCTTTTTCTATGGTAATTGGATCAGCTTCTTCCCCGCTATCTAAATCATCTAATACTCCTAAGTATAAATATCCTCGTTCATCTACATCCTGGGTCACATAAATAGCTGACCTGGATACGACTTCATTTCCCTTAGCATCACTTATTACTTCCAATGTATCCTCCCAGCGACAACTTATTTCCACTGGATCAGCAAATGTCATACCTCCATAACCATCATCCACCGGACTACCCCAATATACTGCAGTCTGTACGCAAAGTCTTGATATAAAATTTTCCAATCCCATTAGTCGAAACTTGTTATTGCATAAACACTTGCTCCTCTCTTACCAAGATTTGACATCTTGCCGGTGAAATCCAATTGCAATACTACCTGCCCGTATGGGGTAGATGATAGATTCTGTTTAAACTCCCCAGTATATTTGACTGACACCTCTCCTATTTTCTCGTCTGTAGTTGTACGACTGAGCGTACTTGCTAACATATGAGCTGTGAACCAACACTCAATCTGCTCCTTCATGGTGGTTCCAATATCAGTATCCCCATCAAATACTTTCGTTACCACTGCATTCGCTGATATGATAAAAACATCAACCACATCATCATCCACCGTACAATTATCCATAATTGCCTTTACTTCCGCCGCTGTTGTTCGTGCCATTACGTTTCCCTTTCTTTTTTACGATTATACCATAACAATGGATCAATCCAATTAATAACATCTTTATTCCACTTCAATCCCACCCACTCTAATGTTTCCTTCATCTGTTGATAGTCTCCATCCACCATACGTTCCGGCCAAACTACCTTACAATTCAGTCCAGCTTCGATCATCTCCACGAACCGTTTCTCATATTGGTGTACCCATGCTACCCAACCTGCTTCATCATCGTAAGCAGTCATATATCCGGTTTTCAAACAGGATTGAACAATATCTCCAGTCCTACGGCGTACGATTATCCATTTAGCATTCGGAAAAGCATAATTCCATACTGGCCATATTAAACTGGATCTGGAATCTTTATACATCCACGCCACCCCTCCATGATATCCTTCAGCAAAGATACTCTGCTCCACCCTTTGTCGCCAATGAGCTGGAATTGATATGTCTTCCGATACTGGCAAAGGATATTGCCCACTTGGATCACATCCGAGATCGGTGAAATAAGGTTCTATAATTTCTGTCAAGATCTTATTATTTTCAAACATACCACGCTCGGCGAGCTTCCCCGTAAAAGCGCCACACATCTTAATGACTCCTCCGATCATGCTCGTTCCACTCCGTGGACAACCTACTATCAATATAGGAGCTTGCTCAATCATTTATACATTTCATTAACCATTTTCTTTTCTTTCATCTTTTCTTTTGTGGGAACAACTCTAACTTTTTGCGCTGGATGCCTTCGATAATAAGCGAGGCTGGCATTACAATATCCTATCTTGAATCCAGCAGTCAAACACCGCAAATTAAATTCGTACTCCTCCTGGGTGTTTAACTTTTCATCAAACCCACCCAACTTATCAAATATTTCCCGGCGGTACATTAATGTCGTACTGTGAATAACATTTTTATTCATTAAATCTTTTGCAGTAGGTTGTTCTATTTCTGGAATACGAACAAACTTTTTATGATCATTACTAACACTAATCTCAATAGCATTACCATGAATGAAATCTACTTCCTGATCTTCCAGAGCTTGAACAGAATCTTCTATACAATTCGTAGTCAATACATCATCCTCATGCAAGAACTTTATATATTTTCCGGTTGCTTGAGAAAGAACCTTATTGAAATTTTCTGGCCATCCTCCATCTCCTTTACTAACCAACAATTGAACCCCTGTAGGAACGCTCTCAATAGCTTCGTTTAGCCAGCCTCGATCCTTATTGTAGGGTATTATAACAGTTACCTTATTTGAATGGCGTAGACGCCTTGTAAATGCCTGAGAGACGTATTTATCTATCCATTCTATACCCCCGGCTGCAAATATCCTTGGGTTACCATGAAAACAAACTAAATTAACCCCTCTTGAAAGTTCAGTCAGTCTCGGTTTTTTACTTGGCTTAAAATCCCGAATAGTATCCGTAAGATTTTGCCAGTAGTTATCTGCTGAAGTCACTCTCCATAAAAAGAAATCCATTCTCTTTCCTTTAGCAACTGCCTTTTTCTTCCAGGCTTCCCACACTTTACTAACTTTATCAGATTTAGCAGGAAACCATACTAAACCGGTTGCTAATTTTCCTTTTTGATAAAAGTCCTCCAAAGTGATAAACTGAGTAGGATCTTCTATCAGATTAAATATATTTTCCAACGATTGAATAACAGCTGTATCCAAATCAACATACAAAAACGGACGATACTGATCCATTTCCGGACTATATAACTGTATCCTTGACCACGTACCTTTCCATTCATTGCGTAATGGTATCAATTCGAGATTACCTAAATTATAATACTCAGAAGCCTGATCCCAAAGACAAATAATACGAGGGCTGCTCTCTGATTTCCATTTTCCGTTGATATGTCTGACGATCAGTTCTACATCTTTAAAACTGAATCCTTTCCCATTCTTCAATACCAAAACTACCGTACGTACTTGATCTCTCATATCCTTAATTCTTCACTGCTAATATATCTCTGGTACCATTCTCATACGGAGTCACCGTATATCCCAAAGTCTCCAAAAGTTCTCCTACCACCAACATTCCATTCTTTCCATATAAAGAAGCTTTATCCCCGTGCCGGGTAAAACAATCTTCATCAAACGGCCAATATTCATATTTAATTATATCAATATTGATCTCATTAAAATCAATAGATTTTATAATCTCAGCATCATATCCTTCGGTATCAATTTGTAAAAAATGAATATCTTTCAACCCATGCTTTTTGCATAATGTATTAAAGGTTATTCCTTCTACTTCTAGAATCTCAAAATCATTTCCCCAATTATCCATCGGAATCAAACTAAAATTGTGATCTCCATAATGGATTCCATTCACACTAGCTCCATTCACATTATTCTTAGGGTATACTAACTGAACAAAACCTTCGTTCCCTTCAGAAACAATCGCCACATTTTCTAAAAAAACATTATCCAGATCAATTATCTTTGCATAATTCTCCCATATTAAATCATTCAGCAGTGAATTTGGTTCCACCAAAATTACCTTAGAGGGATAAGAACTCTTGACAATCCTATCAAAATCATCCTCTACAGTACCTCCATTGTATGTTCCTATCTGGACTAAAACTTTATTTCTCTCTATGTTCAACATTATCTCGTAGGAATTTTCCAAGTTTCACCATACTGATCCACCAAATACTGCTCAATAGAAGATACCGTATCAAACTCCTCTCCTAAAAACATTATCTTAGAATTGGTTCCTTCTATCTGATCTTTTTTAATAACATGCTCATCTACTCCTCCACTAACATATCCCTGCGCCTTTTCCTCAAAAAAGTGAAAATCTATATACTCACTTTTATGAACTAAGGAGTACAAATACCCTACATCCCTAATCCATATTATCTCATAAAAAGCAAATTCACCATCTTTGATTAACTGTAATACTTTCTCCCTATGTTCTTTCAAAATAGCAATATCTACATCTTTATCCCACTCAATGAATTTTCCATCCCGGTATGCCCCAAGCAAAGTACCAAAGACTAATAGAAAAGGTACATTATTAGTATTCAATACATACTTCACTTTTAGCAGTAAATATTTGGCTGCTTCTGGATCAATCTTCTTTGTAGTATATCCATCTACTACTTCATTGAATGAATTCTCCTCACGCCACCTATCAAATGACCTACTATCCTTTATTTCTATTGCTCCTTTAGATTCCATATACTTGACTATGAATCCAATCATATGTTTGTTCCAATCCTTCTAATAAAGGGCGACTCGGTTTCCAATTCAATCTTTCGTATACTAATCTGTTATCAGAATGAGATTCCTGAACTCCCGAAGGTCCTTTTATATGATTCAATATTAATTCCTTTCCTGATATTTGTATAATCATTTTAGCCAATTGATTAATCGAAACAGTTTCCTCTGCCCCAATATTAAGAGGCTCAAAAGATTGTTCGTGTCCCATCAACAAACGAATCCCATCGAGACATTCATCAATGTAAATATATGACCGGGTCTGTTCTCCATTCCCCCATATATCAATAACATCCCCATTCTTAGCCATTGCTACCTTTTTACACATCGCTGCAGGGGCTTTTTCTTTCCCCCCTTTCCATATTCCTTCAGGACCAAAAATACCATGTAACCTAGCTATCCTTACATCTAAACCATAATTACGTTTGTGAGCATAATAGAGACGCTCACTGAATAACTTCTCCCATCCATACTCATTATCCGGTTGCGCCGGGTATGCTATGTCCTTGGTGCAGTCTGAATGTATTTGATTATGCTCAGGATATACGCATGTGGAACTGGGGAAGAATAACTTTCCCACTCCTATTTTAGATGCTTTCTTTACTATATTCAAATTGATAAGAGCCGAGTTACTCATTATATCAGCATCATAATCTCCGGAGAATATATAAGCCGCTCCCCCTAAATCTGCTGCAAGTTGATATACCTCATCTATGTTGGGATACCTATTGAAAAGATACTGGGAAGCTGCCGGATTTCTTAGATCTCGTATAAAGAAAACATCGGCCTCAGATTTTGAAAATTCCGGATACTTCAAATCCGTTCCTATAACATAATAGGATTCCCGCTTCAATCTCTTTACAAGATGACTACCAAAAAAACCTCCAGCTCCGCAAACCAATGCTGTTTTCATAACCTTTATTTATAATACTCCGTCTTTTTTCAATACCTTTCCAAGATGATCCTCAGCCCAAAATTCACTGTAACTATATTTATACTTACAATTCTTTATCTTTTCAGGAAGTTCTGCTACATCCTCATAAAAAATACAATCATCAAACTTAGCTTCTATGTCGTAATATTTCAATGTATTCTTCCAGACCCGACAAACAGGAATAGATTTAGCCAATAAAATCTCATAAAAACGAAAGCCAAGGAAGTTACCATTCGCAGCCGGATAAAGAACGAATCTATACTTGGCTAATGTCTCCATATAATCCTTCCACAATTCTATTGTATTGGGAATTATTGTAATCGGCATCAACTTTTGTAGAGCAGTTAGTTCTTCATCCCTTTTCTTATAACATCCCCCAAACAACTTAGGATTAGCTTGTCCTATAAAAACAATTTCATCTATTTTATTATCAACATCTACTTTTATGAAATCTTTATAATGCTTAGAAAAAAGTGGACGGTGAAGTCTGGTTCCTAATAACTCACAATCATCTGCATCCATAGTATAAAGAAGCAGATCATTAAATCGTCTTACAAACTTAAACTTAGCTATGTTTGTATCGAAAAAAGCATCAAATATTCTTTCAGCCGTAAATACCACCACCTTAATTTTATCAGCGTTGCACTTCTCTACGAATCCTGGCTGAGTAATAATATCTGTATGAAAATAATGATGATCATCTCCTACAAACAAAATATCCAATCCTTCTAAATCTTCACAAGTATTAACAAACCTAATATCTCCGTAAAGATTCTCTATTGAATAATAGTACTGCTTCAAATTAAAGCACCTATCCCAAGTCATGTTACATACTATTCCTACCTTTTTCATATTTATCACATATTATTAAATTGTCAGCCATGTTATTATTTTTAGCCCTGCGGTCATCTATGTACACATACTTTTTTAGATCCTCAGGGAACCACTCTACCAACATATCAATATACCTTGAATTGAATTCAGCATTAAAATCACAATTCACATCTTCTATTATTAATATACCATCTTCCGTTAGCAAATCACAGTAATAATCAATTACGAATTTCTGATGATACAAGTAATGAGACCCATCATCTATTATAACATCAAATTTACCTTCCTCATTTAACAATTCAACCATCTTAGAAGTATAAGCATCCCCAATGATAACCGATACCGCATCATGCAATTCCAAATTCCCTTCCTGAGGATAATCCTGATCTATTCCATAAATAAGTGATTGAGTAAAATACTCTGCCCATAAATTCAATGAATCTCCTTTATAAATTCCTATCTCAAGTATCTTATTCTTTCTATCTTTTATCCTTTCGAATATCCGTCCATACGTTTCTAAATAAGAATGCTTGTCAATAGTGGTCCCCCACTTATCGGTAGTATGCTTATTATCTATATGTAGTTGAATTAACTCATTCATACCTTATTAAAAATTACAGGTTCCTGAGCCCATTTACTTTCCCATGAAGCTCCTCCAAAATGCCTGAATATAACATCCCTTTTATCTCGTGTTCTTGTTGGGATTCTGTAATACGGACTGCTTCCATTCCAACTGGTAACATTCCACTCCACCGGAAGTATTTCTACATTTGCATATAACTCTTCCAATGAGTACACAGGATCTGACTCTGTTGTTGAATGCCAACCCTTATCTGGGAAACCTAACCAACAAGGTTGATCCACATCAGCAAATGTATTTTTAACCCCACACAAGGAATACCAACAAGCCTGATCCTGGAATATATTCCAAAATGGATGATTCTTAAATTTCTGATATCGAGATTCATCTAATAAGTTATCCAGCAATTGTTTTGTCCAATCATTAATCCTATAAGAAAAAGCTCCCATACAATGCGTATTACAGGAATCCATAGCATATGCAAAATTCTTTCCCGGAGGAGGTTCAAACGGCCAACTACCATTCACTATACAAATATCTGCATCTAAGTGAGAAACAATATCCCCTTCCTTAAATTTTCCTATATTGATCCAATGTCTTATCAGAAAATGCCTATACCAATATATATGCCGCTGCTTACAATGATCTGGAATAGCATTGAAATCTGTTACTGGAATGTATTCAAATCCATGATACTCGCTGTATTCCTTATTCCTGGGGGAATGAAGAGTTTCAAAATGCTCCTGCATTTTAGGATCAGGATATGATGCTACACACATCAAATACTTTTTGTTTTCTATTTCTGACATAATTTTTTAATTATTTGTTTTGAACAACCTTCGAATGAAAAATACTCCTCATATATTCTCTGCCCGTTTACTCTGTATGCAGCTATCTCCTCAGCAGTCTTATTTCGTATTATACTTTCAATGTTATTTATATACTTCTCAGCAACCAGTATTCCTATTTCATTAAAATCAAACTCATCAGGCCAGGGAATCCAAGGAGTATCATATATGTATACAGGAATTGAGCCATGCTGTAAAGCTTCACATATCCGAAATGAAGTAGCTCCATATCCCCTGGGGCATAATGAAAATATACTCCTCTCCATTATATCTACAAACTTCCCATACCCTAAATGCTCCTGTATGAGCAGATCAGAACTTACACATACTTTTTTCATCTTTTTTCGTACGGTATAACTTTCATTAAAAGTACCTACAAAACTTCCCAGTATATCCCTGGATCTATCTTTATTTGCATTTGGATCGGGTTCGCAGATCAGTGGAATCGGGTAACCTAAATTTTTACGTGGAACTGGTTTACGACCTCCTCCTCCGGAACCAAAAATAAATATATCCAGATCAGCTATATTCTGTAATATTCCATCATCATACT